GGATGAAGTTCAGCATAGCTTCCATGATATTGCCTCCTATAAGTATCAGCGGCGCAGGGAGCCGCCCCTGCGCCGTTTTTGTGTGTTGGGTATATCGGATGTTTCACAGGTACTTGTCGGCCCCTGAAATGGCTCTCCACGACGCTGGGCCGCAGATACCGTCCACGGCCAGCTTGTGCGCCTCCTGCGCTTTCAGCAGGGTGTTCTCGGTGCCCTCGCCGAAAATGCCGTCCGGGGTCAGCCCCAGCAGCCGCTGGAGCATCTTCGTGGCTGCACGGTTTGCATCCCCGGTGCAGCCCCGGCGGATGGTCGGCAGAATGAACTTCTGGTAGGTGGTGCTGGGGTAGTGCCGCGGGGCATCGCACAGCCACGTTGCCTTTGAATCGCGGGTATCGGTGTGTACGATGGCGCAGCCGTCATACCAGTAGATGCCCACCGCCTTGAAATACTGGGCGGCGATGATGCCCAAGGCCACAGGATTGATGCTGCGGTCCACCATGCGCCAGTCTGCCGCCATACCATAGCGGTGCTTGCTGCCAGAGCTGCCGCCGACTGCCGCATTGCTTGGAATTTGGGCTTCCGCCAACGGTTTTGCTGGCATTGTGCGTAATGCAGCGGTATCCGCTGGTCACCTTGATGGCCTTGCCCAGCTTGTCCCGGATGGCCTGAAGTTTTTCGACCAGTTCCGAATCGACCATCTGGCGAGTACACCCGCAGGGGCACTTGAAGTCCTTGCGGGTGAAGTTCTTGCTCAGGGCAGATGTGTCGCTGGCCTGATAGACGATGACTCTCATGTAGAAAACCTCCTTTAAGAGAAGTCGTGCTTTTGAAGCCGCTCGTTGTACACCCGCTTGATATTCGCTACCGCACAGATGCAGCGGTTGTTTTTGTAGTTGGGGTGGCTGCGGCAGTAGTCCTCATAGGCATCAATGATGGCCAAAGTCTCGATAAAATGCTCCCTCGTGTGGTGCTTATCGTCAATCAGTTCGTCATTGAAGCGCAGAATCTGGGTGCGAAGAAGGTTCGCATTCCGCTCATCATCGACCCGGATGTGTTCATCCAGCTTCTTTTGAGTTTCCTGCTGCTTCTCCAACACCTCGGCGTTAAGAGCGTGCCCGATCCATTTGACAATGGCCGACCACGGATTCAGTTTGATGGGGGCGATCTGGACCAGCGTAAGGAGGACTATCAGCGTCCCGCCCCCCGCCGTCAGTATTTCTTGGATACTCATTGTGTCCTCCTGCACAAAAAAGGCAGCCACACCCCGGCGGTGAAGCTGCCTTTTGATTTTATTCTGCTGCATCCAGCATATCTGAGTGGCGAACCAGAACGTAGTCCTCAAGAATCTGATTTCGCAGGGCATCGTTGTTGCAGTCCTGCATCAAGCCCAGATAGCTCTGAATCACGCTCAGGGCGTACTCAAGTGGAACCTCGCCACGACCGTAGGCCTCTCTGACATATCGAAGATGTTTCTTCATGCCGAGAGAGGTCTGCCGCCGCAGCTCGATTTTATCAGGGGTGATTTTTCGCCCGACAAATTCAACAGGTTTGCCAAGCGGGATAACCGCTGTTTTGTCGTTCAGCTGCAAACCAACATTGGTACGCAGGTAGTCATCGACATACCCCACGACTTCCCATGCCGCCTTTTTGCCATCGACAATGCACATCATGTCATCCATGAACCGAGCGTGTTCCGGCACCTGCAGCTCCCGCTTGATGTAGTAGTCCGTTGGGGTCATAACCACATTGGCGGTCATCTGCGAAATGAGGCTGCCGACTTGCATCCCGATGCCGGAGATCCGCTCGGCGGTCGTAACGTCCGTGCAGTACACGGGCAATCCCAGCGGCCGACCATCGCAGCGGATAGCCTGTTCCAGAAACCACACCATGTCCGGGTCATCCAGCGGTTTGGAAAGCTCCCTTAGCTGAACATCCACCGGGATACGGAAAAAGAACTTGGCAATGTCCATCTTGACGATGTACCAGTCACCCGGCTTGCGGGCATAGCTTCGCATCCACTGCTGAACAGTCCTTGATGCGCGGATAGGACCTTTCTCCTCGATGCTGCCAAAACTGTACTCATACATCGACTTGCGGTAGATAGGCCACAGGACATTGTGCGCTGCACAGTTGATAACTCTGTCGTAGAACGGCAAGCTGCTGATAAGTCGCAGCTTCGGATAGTATTCATAAAACTGGTGAAGCCGCCCGGTGTGGTATTCATGCCACTGGAGCCGATTCACCGAATCTATCAAATTATCCTCAAGGAGATTTGTGTACTGGAGTACGCAATCCTGTTGCCGCTTGTGTTTGCGGGCTTTCAGATAACCGTCATACATATTGTCGAACGTTGCAAAACGTTCAAAAACGTGTCTGTATTTTTCCAACAAATCCCTCCTGAGGTCGCACCCTGACGAGTGCCGTGCGCCCAACACGCCGGAACACTGGCCAGAATACTGGTGTTTTCAGGCTGCATATTGCAACCAAGGGAATCGACCCCTTTATCCCTCTGTACTGAGAGCAAGCCCATGAGCTTGCAGTATCTGACGATGAGGCAAAGCGGAGCGGAAGCCCAAGTTCGCCCTCGTGTTGGAACGCGGGTTGTTGCCGTTGAACGAGGCGAGGCCGTAAGAGGAGTTGTTCCAGTTGCCGCCGGAGTAGAAGCACGCTACGGCCGATTCCCTATGTTTTTCGGCTGACCGTTGACGGTTTTCAGCCAGCCGCCCAACATCTTTCCGATTTCGACCACCATGCCAGACCAGACTTCGTATTTCTTCATGGGCAGGAATCCTAACTCATGGGATAGCCGGAGATATGCGCGGAGCTTCATAATCTCAACGTCCAGTTCCTGCAAGGTAGTCTTCTTGTAATACTTTTTCTGCGCCTCGATGGTACGCTCCAACATGATATCCATGCAGTGCTTTATATCCGTGCAAAGCGCAAATTTTTCCGATTTCGGATACTGGGCCAAAGCCGGATAAGCATACTCCATCATGTCGTATACTTTCTGCATAAGTTTCAATTCTTCTGCCATGCGGTAGACCCTCCTCCGAACGCGGGATAGTATAACAAGATTTGCATTGAAAATCTGCCTTTCGGTGGATTCTTCCGGTTTTCGGCAAAATCCACCGAAAAGCAAAAAATCAATTTTATAAACGACCCCGCTTCGCGGGGTCGAGGGAACGTGCTGTGCTATCGCACAGCAAACAGGTCACAGTCAGGCAGTGGGCAGTTTCACAAAAGCGGAGCGGAAGCCCAAGCCCGCCCACGCGTCGGAACGCGGGTCGTCGCCGCCGAACGAGGCGAGGCCGTAAGAGGAGCCGTCCCAGCTGCCGCCGGAGTAGAAGCACCGTTCGGCAGCGCCATTGTTAAACCAGCAGCCATTGCCATCTTCCAGCGTATCGCCGGGATACTCCAAGAAACCGAGGTTGTACAGCCACAGCTTCGCGCCGTCCTTGATGGTGCTGTCGCACTCAATCTGCGCCTCGGTTTCGTAGTCGGATTCGTCCTTTTTGACGGTAATATTGGTGGACCAGACCAGCTTGTTGTTGATATGGTCAGCCTTAACAGAACCGGAAGTGGTGCCGCTGCCGTTAGGGGTAATCAGAGTGCCGTCCGCAGCGTTGATGGCTTTCCACTCTGCAGAGGTCGCAGACTGGCTGTGTGCAGAATCCGCACCATTGTTATTGGCCAGAATCTGCAGCTCGCCGTATACCATGCGAACGCCGCCAGACCACTCCCAGATATTGCCGGTGAGGTCAGCAATACCAGACGGGGTCTGGTCGTGATACCAAGTCAGAGGACCGGTGCCAGTGGCAGTGCGACCAGTGCCTTTGTCACCGTCCTTGTAGGTCGGAATGGCTTTGTGGACGTTCTCGCTGGGATGCTTGCCAAAACTGGTGTTGCCCTTGGGCAGAAAACCGTTGGCGATGCACCAGCGCAGAATCAGCCCCCATTCGATGCGGGTCATGCAGTGCCAGCCCTCGCCCTTTGCCTCGCAATACTGGCGAGCCTGATCAAAGTTCATGCCAGCAGCAGGGTCAACGCCGCCGATGGAATAGGCACGACCATCCTGCACGATGTTCAGGTACTTGGAAATGTAGATAGCGTCTACCTCGGTGCCGTTGACGATAAACGCAGGGTGCACGGCGGTGCTTTCGCCCATGCCCAGCTGCTTGTAGGTCATCTTCGGGATCTTCACCATGATGCTGGGCATACCAGCGTTATCATAGAGCAGTTCGTTGCCGGGTGCGAGGCCAGTCACGGCCAGATTGGTCAGGTCAAAATTTGCAGCCATAGTAGTTACCTCCTATCAGTCGATGGCCCACAGGGTCAGGGTCACATTGTTCATGGAGAACGGAATCGGCTCCGCCGGGGTGCTGTTGCCCATGCGGGTGCCACCCTCGGCGTTCTCCTCGCCGTCTGTGGTCACTTCCTCAATGGGCTCCGGCTGGGTGTACTGGCGGGCAGGGATATCGATTTCCGCCACATAGCTGCGGCCGGCAGCTGCGCCGATGACCAGCTCACCATAGCTGTCGTAGCACACATCGATGTGAACGTCACGGTCGTCCTCGCGCTTGGCGAGGTTGATGGTCAGGTCATCATCAAAGCAGATTTTGTTCTTGACGACCTCGTAGGGAATCTTGGTGCCGGAATTTTTTTCGATAACGGTCATTTCAGAGTACCTCCGATTGCGATGTATTTGATGGTGGCAGACTTTGCGGAGCCGTTGTAGGCCAGCTTGAAGCCGTTGACCAGCTTCTCGCTGACCTCAATATCCCCGACAGGGCCATCAGATTTGACCAGTTCGGTCATAACCAGATAGCTGGTGCTACCCATGTTCTTGCCCAGCGACACGCTCTTCTTGGAGTTGTTGCAGGGATAGGTACGGGCATTGGTCAGGTCCACGCTGCCGGACACGATCTGCCACGAGTTATCGATAGTGGCCACAGTTTCGTTTAGCTGCCAGCCCTGCTGCCGAACTGTATTGAACATCATGCCGAAAGCGGCATAAATATCCCATACGCCGTTTTCGATGTTATTGAAATGTGCCTGATCCTGAGGTGTGCCCTGCTGCATCACCTTGCCAGCGGGAGTGATGGTCCATGTTCCGTCATGGTTGTCGTTGATGACGTACAGACCGGGCTTGTCCGTTACATGGTCAAGCCATACCGTTTTTGCGTACACGGTCATTCCTCCTTTTTCTTCTCGATAAAGGTAAAGTCGAACCAGTACAGAATACCAGTCTGACCTGTCGAGATTTTGATGTTTACGTCCTCGTGCGCCCAGACCTGATTGTCCGAGTTGAGCAGTTCCACACGGTTCACCGTAATTTCGCCCAGCCCGGTGATGGACACTCTGGCGCGGACAGTACCATCAGCCAGAATGTCGATGCCGGAAAGCGGAACGGTGTAGTAGGTCGAGCCGACACGGAAATGCGCACAGGCAATGCGCCGTTTGAGATAGCCCCGCAGGTCTGCGAAGCCAGCCGAATCAATCATGCCGCTACCTCCTTAAAAATTTATTCCCGGTGCGCTGCCGCACACCTTTGCGATGTAGGAAACGCCGAGGCCGGATTCCTCGGCAACAAGCCCTCCGCCTGATGTACCGCCGGATGTGGCGGTTGCCGGATGCAGACCAGCTGTCAGGTCGCCGGATGCCGGGGCCGCGTATGTGCTGCTGCCGTCTGCGGTCTGCACAACAACATACCCCGCATCATCGAAGCCCTGCGTGGCCGTCTCCGGGTAGGTTCCAGCCAGTTTCTCCGGTGCATAGGCTCCACCATTGTCCACCGTCAAAACCTCGATTTCCGAGGCGGCAGTGCGGCCCTGTGTGGCTGTGGTCGGAAAAGTTCCAGTGTCAAGCTGCCCGGAACGAGGGTGGGCATAGCTGCCGCCGAACTCGTCCGTTTCGATGACGATGTTTCCGGCAGTGATGCCACCCTGCGTGGCCGTTTTGGGAAATGTGCCGCATCGCCGCACCGCATACACGATGTAGCCGCTGCTGGTCACGATCTCGATGCCGAACGTGCTCTGGTAGTACACACCATCGTTGTGCGACCGCAGGCTCTTGTAGTAGCCGATGGCCCACAGCACACGTTCGGTGCTGACGTAGGACGCATCGGAGCCGCTCATGTCCAGCATGACCCGGAAGTGGTACGGCTCGCCGCCATACTGCCACCATTCCTCCAGCCGGGAGCCGGGATAGATAGCCCGGATGCCCCGCAGCACAGCCCCGGCGGTTCCCCGGTGACGATGGATGTAGGGCGCGGACTTGATGGTGCGCCGCTTTGCAGCGAGGTCGTAGTCGTGGTCGTACCAGTCTACGGCGAAGTCCTTTGCCAAAATGTCCAGCAGGTCTTCCGGCAGCTGGTCGATGCGCGTGTAGATTTGACCGAGGTTGATTTCATCCAACCGCTGCTCAAGCACATTGGCGATAGAGTGTGCCAGAGCGACCATTTTAGGGTCTTTCTGGAGGGCAAGCGGAAAGCCATCCATCATCTGCTCGGCGGTCATGGTGTAGTTACTCATCCTCATACCCTCCGCTCTGCACGGTGACCGTGCCCACCTTGGCTACCTGCGGCACCTTGTCCGAGGTGAGGTCAACGGACGGTTTTCCGTCTTCCAGCGGAGTGAATGCCGGCTGTTTGAGATCCACACGCTTGATGCCGACTTCCAGCAGCAGATACCGCAGCTTGTCGGGGTTGATATCCCGGCCCATCTTGCCGGACTGCCATTTGATGTACTGCTGCACAGCCTCGTTTACTCGTGTCTGCGCATCGGTAGCGGAAATGTCGCCATCACGGGTCAGATAGTAGGTCAGGTTGATATTGTAGGTCACAACATCGGGGTCGCCAGAGATGACACGGTCGGTCAACGGTCGGACTTCATCAGCCGAGCAGACCTCGACCATGGCCTTTTTGGTTTCCTCTCCTGCGATATTGCCATCATCCATGACAGCATACAGACAGACGGTGCCGGGACTGGGGCTGTTTGCCACAACATCCGCAATTTTCGTGGACACGCTCTTTGCGAAATACTTGTAGCTGCCAACAGGCCCGGCACTGGACCACGCACTCTGGCTGTCCAGCAGCAGTTCGTAAAACTCATCGTCTTTCGGAGCATCGCTGCCGTTTGCGCTGATGGTGACATTGGAGCAGCCGGAGTAGTAATCGTACACATCAACGATGGTGTTGATATCGCCGACCGCATAATCATTTCCAGCCGTGCCAACGGTCTGGCAGGTAACGGTCACATCTGCATAGGTCGAGCCGATGGGAATGTACTCGTCCTCGGCGGTCGCCCAGTACAGAGTGGCGTTTGCATCCGTGACGCGAGTGCCGGACGGGATGAGGATTGCGCTCTGCCGCGCCTCGCTGATGTTGAAACGCATGGTGCAGGTTGCTGCGGTAGGCTGCGGACGCTGCTGCAAGTAGAACAGCTCAGCCAGCGCATCCAAATTCTCACCCTCTGCCCGGCTGGGCAGATTCTGGTTGTCAGCGTGGTTGTTGAGGGCACGCTCGTAGATTATCGCGTCCTCAATCCACGAGATGAACAGCCGTTCCGGGCTGCCTGGGCGCACGGATGTGCCAAAAACCTGCTCATACCCCGCACAGAGCAGCGCATCCAGTTCATCAGCGTCGGTGCTGATGAACTGGTGGTCTGCGGTACTACGCATTGATGCTCACCTCCACAACGGGAAGCATCGTTCCGGGGTTGTCCTTGGAGGATTTGAACGTAGTCCCCATATAGGTGGCTCTCGGTTCAAACCGTTCGATGGCTTCCTTGATGGCGGCGCAGAGCATAGGCTGCGCCACGTTTTCCGGGCGGTCAAGAATATCCGAGATGTCGATGCCAAACTCCCGGTAGCCCGGCACAGTGCCTTTCGGCGTGGATAGGATGACGGCGATGTTCTGCAGAACGCTGGCCACGGTATCCTGCTCGCCGAGGGAAATGGCGGTCAGGTCATTTGCCGACACCAGATAATTGCTCATAAAATCGCCTCACTCTCTCGGATATTCCAGTAAAGTGACGCTCGCAGTAATCCATGTCGGAACACCGAAAGCGTCTGTGTACTTGGTCTTGAATTTCACGGATTTGATGACCCACCGATAGCTGCCGAAGACTTCGTTGCCGAGGACGAACGGCAGCGTCGTGTGATTATCGACATACCCCTTCAGGATCTCGCGCTGCTCGCTTGGAGCCACGCCAAGGTACGCCGAAAGTTCAATATCGAACGTGATGGTGTCGGCATCCGTGCCCGTAAACTCGGCCAGAGCCTTGCCTCCGGCACGTTGGTGGGTGGTGTATCTGGCAGACACGCTCTGCGCCATGTCCTTGATGGTTTTGACGTAGCCATCGAACACGGCAAAGATAATGCCTCCAAGGCATCCAACAATCACGGATAAATCCCTCCCAACACGAAGCCGTCAGCGTTGAAGCACGGCAGGTACAGGCAGATCACGATGTCATCAATGGCGGGCACCCACCACACCACATGGGATTTATGCTGGTGGTTTGTGGAGTTGTCCGCGCCCGTGACCTTTTCCTCCTCATCCCAAATCTGGCGGGTGCCGTTCTGGGTGTTGAGGATTTTCAGTGGATACGGAGCCGGGTGCGTAAACTGGTGATCGTGCAGCCCCGCCTCCTCGGTGTATACGATAGCCTTGTAGTGCTGCATCACAGGCAGCCAGCCAGATGTAATCCCGGTGTCCTCGAACTTCACGCGCACAAGGCGTTTTTTCTTGTTCACATCGGTAACTTTTCCGATGCGAACATCGACGTTCATGTTCATCAGTAACCTCCCAGCGTATGGCGGCCAATGACTTGCGTGGTGTACCCACCAGAGCCAGATACTGTGTGCTTAGACTGCTTCACGATGTACTTCCCGGACCACGGACCGAAGCCCTCCGCATTGAACGTCAGGCCAGCCACCTTGCCGGGGTCGCCCGGATAGGTAAAACTCATCTGACGCTCATACTTGTTGTAGAGCCGGAGTTTCTTTGCAGCCAGTTCTTTCGCCTCTGTCTTGCTCGTGACCGGGGCGTAGACTTCCAGCTGCTGATTGGTCTTGCTCTTGGCATCGTAGTCCTTAACGTAGGCAATGCCCTCGATAGCCTTGCCATCAGGCCCAACGTAAGATACCCGGCATGACGCATACTGTGTTCCAGCCCGACCGAGCGAATGACCATACTTGATATAGCTTTTGTCGTCCAGCACGGTAGTCCACACAGCGTCCTTGCCCTCGTACTCCTGTTGGTCAAAGATGACGATTTTGCCATCGGTGCATTTCAGCGACAGCCCTGCATCATGGCAAAGCTGCTGCAAGAAGTCAATGTCAGAGCAGCGGTACTGCTCGACACGTTTATACTCCGGGTCTTTCTTCGCAAGGAACTGGGACTTCATACCGTTCTTCTGCGCCATTTCGTTGGCAATGCCGGAGAGCTTGTACTTTTCCCAGCCCTTGCTCTGCTTTGTCTGCCGAATCTGGCTCGTGTACGGTAAGCCCACGGCCTTGATGGTGATGACACTGGGCGGCCCGGTGGCCACCACGCCGTCAAACTCAAACACGCCGCAGTCGAGGGCTTCGTCCTTGCCATCGGAGTGCCAGTTGCAGGCGGTGATGGTAGCTCGGATTTTCAGGCTTCCTTCTCCGCTGCCAGAGGATGAACCAGAAGAACTGCCGCCAGATTTGCCGGAGATCTCACTGGCATCCACCCAGCCGTAGACACGGGATGTGCCATCGGTGTGGATGACGTGGTATGGATGCAGCGCACCCTGTTTGATGATGGTGATCTTGGCAGGTCCAGCCTTGGGATTTCCATTTGCCTTTTTGTTCGTGGATGCCTTATAGTGCGGACCGCCAAGGAACTGCACCATATCGCCGACCTTATAGCCGTCGGAAGATGCAGCCGATACATCGCCGTCTATCATCTTCTGGAGCCAGCTCTCCATCCAGATACCATCACGATCTTGCAGTTTGATTTGCAAGTCGTCGGAGGCATCCTCCTCGTTGTCGATGAACGACAGCGAGAGCAGGTATGGCATAATGCTGCTGGTGATATCAGTTCCGTTGAACTCGACAGTACATTCGGCGTGTCTGGCGGTGTTTTCATCACTCATGTGACCACCTTCTTCCACGGCGGCAAGGTCGAGCTGGTCTTTGTCTCAATGTCCGGGAGCGTCAAAACGATTCCGGCAGGAAACTCAAAATAGTTCAGATACTGCGAGTTCGCAGCCATCAGGCGGGGTGCAAGGGCGCAGCTACCAAGCTGCGTGTATGCCACGCTGTCCCAGCGGTCGCCCTGCACGGTGGTGTAGATTTTGCTCATGCGTAACCCCTCCTGAAATTATCGGTGTCGTTGTCGTTCACGATTTCCAGCACAGCTTCCCGGAGGTCGTCATTCTGGGCGGTCAGGACGCTTCGCAGTTCATCCGTGTCTCGCATACCGTAGATGTGGTAGACGGGCGCAACGGTGATAGGCGCCGCGCTGCTGGCGTTGGAGCCGCCAGATGCAGAGCCACCGGGCAGCTGCACTTCCGCAACGGAGCGGGTTTCGCCGCCGTTGAAGTAGACTGAATTGCTGCCATTGACTGTTTCTACATATCGGTTGTACTCCTCACGCAGAGTCTGGGCTTCCTGCTCCTCACGGATGGCATCCCGGACAGCGGACAGGTCAATCGCATTTGTGCTGGTGATCTGCTCCAGCTGCCGTGCCTCGTTGAACGCTGCGCGGGTCTCCGGCGCAGTCAGCACGGTTTCGCCGCCGTTGAAGTAGACCAGTTCCGGGCCGTTCTCACCAACGATGGCAAAGCCCGGCGCGGCAGATTCCGTACCAACTGCATAGCCGGGGATATTGCCGTTTTTCTGGTCGATGTTGTAACGCTTATTTGCCCCGGCCAGCGCATCAGAGGCAGCGTTCGCCACCTTTTCGTATGCCTCCTTGACACGAGGCATCATGCCCTCTGCGCCGTCGATAAAGCCCTGAATGGTGGACTGTGCGCTCTTCATGGCCTCGTCGTTCAAGTCCATGTCGGCAACACTGTCCGCCACATTCTGTGCAATCTCGTCCATGGCATTGCTCATGCCAGTTTCGAGGTCGGCCATGCTCTCGCTGGTGGTTTTCTGCGCCTCCTGCAAGGAGCGGTAATTCTCGACCATCTTTGCGAGGTCGGAATCCGACGCAGCTGCCATACCAGCAATGGCGTTCACAGAATCCTTGCTGCCATCGGCAAAGCTGGCGATAACATCGCTCAAGCCGTCAATATCGGCAGCGCGCTCGGTCAGGCTTTCAAGATTCTGGTTGTAGTTGTCCCAGTAGGTGATCTGGCTTTCCAGCGCGGAGTTGATGCTGGATGCGGAGGTGGCAACAACCTTTTCGGCGGTATCCCACAGGTCGTACTGCTTGGTGATGCTGTCATAGGCCGCATTGTAAGCGTCCATGTATGCCGAAACGAGTTCCTGAATTTCCGCCTCTGCACTGTTGATAACATCGGTGACAGCCTGCTCCTGTGCAGCCACATCGTTTGCGCTGTTGGCGGCATCCTGCTGCGCCGCGTTCAGGGAATCGACTGCATCCTTGGCTTCCTGATACTCTGCCTCAGCTGCATCAATGGCTTCCTGATCCTTTTCCACGGCCTCGGTGTAGTTTTCGACTTCTCGCCGGGCGGTAACGAGGTCGTCCGAATATCCCATGTACTCGGTGCGCAGCTGCTGCACATCCTCGCTCATGGAACGCCAAGGAATATCTTGGACTGTGCCATAAGTGGACTTGAATTGTTCGTCCGTCATGCCGAGGGTGGTAAGCAGCTTATCATAAGCAGCGGACATCCCAGCATTGGACTTTTCGACCTTAGCCTGTGCGGTAGCAAGTTTGGTCTCGTTTTCCGCGCTTTCGACCAGCACATTGTTGTACTGCTCGTATAGACCGTTCAGGTATTCCTGCCGGGCTTGCGCCTTTGCATCGGCCACATAAGCGTCCGTGTGCTGGCGCAGGGCTTCGGTTCCGCCCTTGATGGAATCTGTTTCAAGGTCAATATCATCTGCCAGACTGGGCACCAGCGCAGACAGACGGGCAAGGGTATCGTGATACTCGGCATTCCCGGCAGTATTGCCGTTTGTGGCAGCTTCGATGGCCTCCAGCTTGCTGATGTACTGGTCGGCAACGCTGGCGGTAGCTTCCATGTTGGAGAGCGTGGCATCATAGTTGTTGCCAGCTTCCTCCATGCTGTCGCCCATCTCTCGCGCCGCGCTGGTCAATTCCTTAACAGACGGAACGGCATCGTCAGACGATGTGGCAAGCGCAGTAACGAGAGTGACCGTTCCAGCAATCGCCACAGATGCAAGCGTCAGCGGCCCAGCAAGGCCAGCCAACGAGCCAGTGAACAACGTTGCCGCTGCATGAGCCAGCTTGATGCCAGCAGCCACAGCGGTCAGCGTTCCAACCAAGCCGCCAAGCGTGACCGTTCCGGCGGCAATGCCCTTGACCACGCCGGGGTTTTCCTCGACAAAGCCCTGCATCCAGCCCAGAACCTGCGCGCCAACATCGTACAGACCGGACATGGCAGGGGTCAAATCCTCGCCGATGGCGATTTTCAGGCCGTCAGCGGCGGACTGCATCAGAACCAGCCTGCCGTTCATGTTGTCGAGCATGGTGCCCGCCATCTTGTCGGCAGATCCGGCGCAGTTGTTCAGGGCTTCGGTGTAGTCGGAGAACGACTGCCCGCCCTCGGCGGCGGCCTCGCTGCACCCGGCCATGATGGTTTGCAGCTTGGAATACTGGTTCGTGCCAGCGATGGTCTTGGCAAGGTTGGCCTGCTCTTGGTCGGTCAGGTCGCCCCAGACCCCGGCAATCCCGGTAAGGATGCTGGACAGGGACTGCATATTGCCCTGTGCATCGTAGATGTTCACGCCATAGTTCGCCAGTTCGTCACCGCACTTTTTCGTGTTGGTGGCAAGGCGGGTAAAGATGGCGTTCAGGGCTGTGCCAGCCTCGCCACCCTTAACGCCGGCATTGGCCATGGTAGCCAGAACTGCGGTGGTTTCCTCGACAGAGTAGCCGAGGGAGGTGGCGGTGGATGCACACGCCTTGTATGCCTCGCCCAGCTGGATCACATCCGTGTTGGAGTGAGCCATGGCGTAGGCCATCACATCGACAAAATGCGTGGTGTCGGAGGCTTTCAGGCCAAAGGCGGTCAGATAGTCGGTGACAATATCCGATGCCTGCGCCAAGTCCATGTTGGCAGCGGCGGCCAGATTCAGCACCGGGCTGATGCCCTCCAGCATGGACTGGGTGTTCCAGCCCGCCAGAGCCATGTAAGACAAAGCGTCAGCCGATTCGCCAGCCGTGAACTTGGTGGTTGCGCCCATCTCCTTGGCCTTGTCGGACAGGGCTTCCAGTTCATCGCCAGATGCCCCGGACAGGGCTTCGACGTTGCTCATGGATGCCTCAAAATCGCCTGCGGTGTTGATGCAGTCCATGTATGCGTCTTTAATTTCGTCAAGGGCTTTTGCGATGCCCGCCGTAGCAAGCACAGATTCGACAGCGTCAATAGCTTCGACAGATTTCTCGCCGAAGCCCTTTGCGCCCTCTCCGGCCTCGTCCATGGTCTTTTTGAGGTCAACCTGCTGGTCTTTCAGCTTATCGACCTCTGTTTCCAGCCGGGTGGTTTCTGCTGTCAGCTGCGTGGTGTCCACGCCAGCTTCCCGCAGGGTGTTCCCGGTGGCAGCCAGACGCTGCTCATAGGTGTGCAGGGAGGTCGTGGTCTTGTCGATCTGCGCCTGCTTGGAAATCAGCTTGTTTTCCAGCGCAGAGGAATAGCCCTCGGTCTCCTGAATCTCTTTCTGGATGTTATCGTACTGCTGCTGCAAGACGGCCAGCCGCTGCTTGGTGGAGTCAACGGCCTGCTGCTGCTTCTGGTACGCGGTTATGTCGGACTGTACCTTGTTCAGCTGCTGGATTCTGTTCTGTGTTTCCACGAGAGCCGACTGTGCAGCCTTGAAGGTGCTGGAGAAGTTGCTGTTCTGTTTGGCGGACAGGTTGAACAGCAACTCCCATTCTTTTCGAGCCACTACTTCGCCTTTCTCGCCTTTTCGCGCTCGGCAACAATGGCATTGTTGGTATCAATCCATTGCCGCAGTTGACACAGAGGCATGGCAAGCCAGTACGGTGCAGGGGTGTTGTTGCCCTGCGCCATCAGAAGGGCTTGCCGCCGCAGCCACTCTCCACCATCATCAGTTACACATCCGACAGCATCAAAAAATTTCTTGCTTTGGTGCGGATGGTGTTGTAGTCCCGAATGCTCATTGCGCCGATAACGTCAACGCCGATGGGCTGCGTACACGCACGGCAGGCCATACGAATCAGATAGCCCGCACTCATGCTCGGCACGATAACCGGCTGGCGCAGAGCGGACATTTCAGCCTCGATTGCAAGCGAATCGTTGCCGGTCAGCTTGCCGAAGTCAAACGTCAGGGTGTCGTACTTCTTGCCCTCATACTCAAACGGCTGAATGAGCTTGTGGACGTACACATAAGGGTCGGCTGCAGCTTTATTCGCAGCGGCGATGGCTGCATCGTACTCCTTATCGCTGATGGTGGTGTTCATAGCGGCTGCTCCTTTCGCAGTTAAAAAATAGGCCGGAGCCGCAAAATGCAGCCCCGGCATAACGATTGGCTCTGATTACTTGCCCAGTGCCTTGCGGACAGCTGCCAGATAATCCGTGCCGTTGATGTAGCAAATGAAGTTGGTGGGGTCCAGTTCACGCACCTTCTTGCCATCGAGATAAGTTGCCCAGTAGCGGACAACGTACTCGCCAGACCCGTTGGCGGGAGTCGCCGGGGCGATAGTGCCGCCCTTGGTGGACTTCGGGATGACGACCATGACGTGCTTTTCGGAACGAACATCAACGGTGCCGTTGATGTTGTCCTCGTACTGGTTTGCCACGCGGAGGTCAATCTGATGGCGGCGGATCTCTGCCAGCTTGACCGACTGCGGCGTGGTAGTGCGGAAGTTCAGGCCAAGGGTCATGGCGTCCAGATGGCCCATGATGACAGCCTCAATGTTGCCGCCAATGCCAGAGCCGGAAACGGTCTGGGTTAACATGGTAACATCAGGCAGAGTAACCTGTGCCATGCCCTCGTATTCGATGCTATCCTCATAGACAGCAAAGTTGACAACAGACTGGTCCATAGATATACCTCCTCTTTAGGACTGGAGTGCGCTGGTCACATAGTCAGCGTCATACTCCAGCACGAAGTCGATTTCCTGCGCCGGAGAGGGCGGGGTCATGTAGACGTGCAGCTTGATTTTGCCCGCCATCAGGCTGGTCAGAGGGTTCTCGCTTTCCAGCATCTCCACGCGGGCGCCCAGCAGGTAGCCTGCACCGACCAGACCGTTCAGCCAGATGGTCGCGCTGTCCAGAATGGTGTCAATCAGGCGGCGGTTCATCGGCTTGTCCAGCTTAGACCAGAAAGTCTTGATGAGCGTGTTGGAAACGTAGTCGAACATCCGGCTGATGGGGATGAAGTAGTCCTTCACATCGGTGGACTTGGGGTAGCAGCCAGTGTGGTTGCCCCATGCGGTCCAGCTGCCCATGAAGTTCAGGAACGTGCAGATACCAGCGGCATCGACCACGTTTGCCTGATTGTAGGTCAGATTGATGACGTTGCCATCGTCATCGCACAGACCATCAATATGGACAGTCTTATTAGAGGGGCTCTCGTAAGGGATGCCGCCATTTTTGGTGTCGGTCTCCGCGAGACAGCCCGCCATGACGGTGGAGCCATGGAACTTCAGATTGCCCAGAGTGCCGTTAGGCCAGCACAGGATGGTCTTTTCGGTGAAAGTGCCGCTGTTTTTTGCCTGAACCGCAGCAGTGTAGGTTTTTGCGGAAATATCCACCAGAGCCTTGCCAGTGAACATGCCGTTGATAGAGCCAGCTTTCGCATCGATTGCAGCGGAAACGGTAGCATCCTTGGAGAAGCCGGGTGCCATAATCAGGTCGGGTACGATGCCGAACATAGTCAGGCAAGCCTCGACCTGCTCAACGGCAGCTGCCACGGCTGCTGCTTCCGCGTTTTCTGCGAGGGGCAGGAAAATGACAGGCTGGCAAGCGCACAGTTTGAAGTGGTAGCGCATCACTTCGCAAACGGTGTACTTTGCCCAGTCATCGTCATAGCCCAGCTGTTCCTCCGCTTCGGTGTAGCTGGTGCAGAGCACCGGGGTGCCAGCGGTCGCAGCGGTGCCAGTTGCCTTGGACAGCGGTGCAGTACCGATGACAAAGGGAATGCCGCAGGTTGCGGCGTTCGGGGTCGCCACGGCGGTGTCGGCGCGGCTGACGTTAATACCATGATCTGCCATAGTATGTAATCCTCCTTACTTGGATTTGGCGAGCATCCGGGCATACGCAAGGATAGCCTCGCCGCGTGCTTTTGCCTTTTCGGGCGTGGTGTGAAGCTCGTCCATGTCGATGATGAAATCGGCCACGCCGGGATATTTCTCGGTGGCGATTTTTACATCGTCACGGTCTACCGCCTCCGCAGCAGCGCAGGGGTAAATCGTGTTCTTCTGGATGTAGCCCAGAATGGACGGACCAGCGTAAATAGAAACGCCGAACTTGCTCTTCGCAGGTTCGGCGTTCACGGTATTTTCGGCGGACTGTTCCGCCACGGTCTTTTTTACCGCCATAACTTAATATCCTCCGTTTGCTGCACGGTCGGCAGCTTCCAGTAGGTAATCATCTCTCCGGCATAGTAGGGCTTCGATTCATCGTCATAGGGAACGCTTTCCAGCTTATGGTCGGGAGAAAGGTCGAGGGCAAACTGATACCGCGGCTTTCCATCTGCCCCGGTGCCGCCCACTTTGCGGACTTTGAGCAGTTCCACACGAAACCGCTCCATCATGTTCAGGAGCGCAAGGTCGCCCTCCTGCTCATCCGGATTGTAGCAGCAAAAGATAGAGCGCACAGAAACAACTGTGCGCTCTTCGCTGCCGGGCTGCTGTTCAGTAGCCAGTGGGATGACACGATGGATGATGTAGGGGGCTTTCTTCTTGGCCGAACGGCTGTCAGGAAGCCGCATCATGTAAACTTCCGGGGCACGGTAGGCCTGTTCGGTATCGCCCTGCTGCATGGCCACCGGGAGAATCATGTCGGCCATGATTTTCTCGGTAAAGGCTTTCAGCTGCTCAAGCAAAACAACGCTGGTCATGTCAGACACCCCATCCGTTCAGAATTCGTGTGATTTCGTGCTCGATACGCTCCTCGTAGGTGGATGCCATTTTCTCCTCGATGGAGTCCATGACATTCTCGTTGGAGTACATCATCTGCGGGGTGGCAGGGCCAAACAGTTCCTTGACCGGGAACCGCTTTTCGCCCTGCCGTTCGTAAACGCCGTAGTGGGAGCCCATCTTCGCTTCAAAAGCGTGGTCCAGTGCCTGTCTGGTGCCAGACTTCTTCACACGAGTTACCACGCGGCCGCTGCGGTCCACCTTGGTATCGAAAACTCTAAGGGGGATGACGCTGCCACGGTAGCCGAAGTTGATAGAAACCTCGCCATTGCTGCCCCGCTGGATGTTGTTGATATTCTTTGTGCGGTTGGAAAACTCGCTGCCACTGATGGCATACTCCTGCGTGACTGCCCGTTTAGCCACCGTTTTTCCAGCGGCAGCAGCACGAGCCAGCGCAGATCCTACAGCACGATTGGCACCTCCGGGAATCCCGGCGAGGAGGGCAGACACACGGTCAAATCCTTCCTCTGCAATGTCAACGGTAATGCCAGCAGCTACGCTGTGCATCATGGTGTCCGTTGTCACATCACTCATTCGTCAATCGCCTCCAGTTCCACCCGCAGCATCCCCATCTCGCAGACAGAGGATGCCACATAGTAGTTTCGGACGAATCCGTCCTCGTCAATGCCCAGCTTGCAGTCCTTCTCCGGCTGTTTCCCGCCGAGGGCTGCAATATCGCAGTGCAGCACCCGGCTGACCCGGTACAGACCCTGCGCATGGTCACTGATGGTCTGGCGTACACGTTCCTTTTCGGAGAGGCCTGTCAGAGCCAGAGGAACGTCAGGGTATTCCTCTCCATCATAGTAGACCGTGTGCGTTTCGGCGAACTCGTCCAGATTCAGAAAGACGCTGTTCAGGTCTTCCTGCACAGCGTCCTTAAAGGCACTCACGTCGTGGGCATCGCAGCTGCCAGTTCAGGACCATCGGCGCACTCGTCACCGGGCACAACGTCCTCGGCGCAGATAGCCTGAATGAGTGCATCCTTGGTCTTGAGCTGCTTAGTGTCGATGCCCATATCCGCTGCCAGCTTTTTCAGGTTGGCGACGGTCATGTCGTGCAGCTGGTCGGGGTCGAGGTGTGCCACCTCAGAGCCGTTCTGCGAGGTTTCGGCTGCGGGGGTGTCGTTACCTTCCGCAACTGCCGGAGCCTCCGCAGGGGCGGTTTCCGGGGCAGTGGGCGCAGAAAACGCGTATTTCGCCACACCCAGCCCGATAAGGCGGGCTGCTTCGGCATCGCTGACCTCACACCGCTCGCCATGCGCAACAGTGTGAACGCCAGTCTTGGTGGGGCAGCCGTAGCCACCGCAAAGAATTTCAACAATCATCGGTGTACTCCTTTCAGGTCGGACTTAGCCGACCATGTTCTTGGCGCGAATCCACGGAATGTAGTTCTTGGGTGCAGCCAGAGGACGAGACTTCAGGGCGGTCTTGCGAGTGTCGTTTTCCTGATCGATGCTGAACTTCGGAACACGGCGGCCAGAAATGGTGGACTGGATGGTGTCGCCGTAGTTGATCTGAGTGATAGCGCCATACATCAGATGGCCGCAGCCGGGAGCCGTAACCACGGCATCGGTCTTCGGGAAGTAACGCTGCTCCTTGTCGGTGGAATCCACATAGGTTTCATCAACAGAAATCAGATTCAACTTGTAGCCGCGGAAGTTGAGGGTGCCACCGTAGACAACACCGTCGTATGCGCTCAGCTGCTGCTCAATCTGGCCGATGATGATGCCGGAATTCTTATCCAGCAGACGCTGAACCTTTTCGAGATTCATCACTGCGTCATAAACATCAGCACCCAGCAGCAGGTCGGCAGCGCGCAGACCACGCTTGGACAGCAGCCGGCACATAGCCGGAACGTCGCCAAAGAAATTGCCACCTTCCTCGTTCCACTTGTGGGCGGCAGTGTAGATGTGGTCGTTCTCGTGGCCGGGATTGTAGAAATTCACGACCTTTGCATCGCCCTTGGTCACGTTGTCGAGCATCTCCTGCATGACGCATCCGTTGTCCAGCATGGTCTGTGCACACATCCACTCCTCGGTGCGGATGATACGGCCATCCATGTCAGCCAGATCGTTCTGGACCAGTTTTGCGGCACGCTGGGCAGGGGTGCTGTTGGCATAGATGGCCTCGCCGAAGCCACGCTTCGTCAGGTCATCAGAGGTCAGAGGACGGCTCACACCGATGGACGCAGGCTCAAACTCGTGGATCTCGTAGCCCATGCGCTCCATCGGGATTGCGCCGACACGAGGCGACACAAAGGCTGCCATCTTGCGGTCGCCGTCCATGTACTCGGTCAGCACCTTGTTGGAGCTGAAGATGTCGCCCTCCTCCGTGGGAAAGTAGCGGTCACGGAAAAAAGTCTGCTTGGGCACAATGCGCTTCCGCACGGCCATCAGGGTATAGGTGTCAAAGAAATTCAGTTCAGCAGGCATTGTTATATCCTCCTTACAGTGCGGGTGCAGCGGCCTTGAAGACGATGCCACCGTTGCGCAGGGCATCCTTGTCGGTCTCGGTCATGGTGTAGCTGTCGGCCACGGTAACCTTGTTGGAGTTGAAGCAGCCCATCAGGTACACCGGGGCGGTCACATCGTCAGCAGTGCCAACGTCCACATCATCACACAGGATGCAGTAGGCGGTAAGCACCTCATTACTGGCAGCAGCGGTGCCCAGCACGACCAGCTTGTTATCGCCAGCAGTGCCGCTGGACTTCGCCAGGATGGTGCCGCGCTTGATGGTGCCAGCAGTGCCCAGCTTGCGGATGGTGCCGCCGCTGACAACCAGCTTGGGGTTGATGTCGGCAATCAGGCCGTCATACTCCATGCTGCCGAGAGATTTGCTCAGTTCGCTCATAGTAGTGTTCCTCCTCACTTCTTGTCATCGTCGAGCAGTTCGGCGACGGCTGCTTCGGCAGCAGCCATGCGCTCGGCCTGCGTCTTGGGCACGTTGCCCTTTGCATCGGGCAGAGATTCCGGGCTGCCTGATGCAGACGCGCCAGGAACAGCCTCCACGTTCTGTGCACCAGATGCGGCGTTGTCCGCTGCCAAACTCTTCAGGAACTCATGGCCCTGCTCGGCAGCTGCCTTGGCGGCGCGGAATGCCAGCTCGCGAGCATCGCAGGCGGTCTCACCGTACTTTGCCTCCTGCACCAGAGCAGGGTCAAACAGGCTTGCCACCGAATCGATTTCGGCCAGACGGTTGCGCTCTGCGATCACAGCTGCGTCAACTGCGGCCTGCGGGTTCTCCGCTGCGGTGGTTGCAGGGGCGGGATTTGCATTGTTTGCCATAGTGGATTGTCCTCCTTCGTTGGACTGGGCGGCGGGTGCCGCCGGTGTATTTGCAGCAGCGGCAGCAGGTGCAGCCGCTTTAGCCGTAGGAATGTTGCCGGGCAGCTTTACGCCCGGCATCAGGCGCAGGGCGTGGCCCTTTGCGTAGATGGTCTGGCGGTCTGCGCTTGCGGAAATCGCCACAGGCTCAGCATCATCCAGCAGCTCATTGGCAAAGCCTTTGTCGATGGCTTCCTTGCCCGTCATGTAGGTGGTATCGCCCATCATGTGCAGCAGCACGGTTTCTGACAGGCCAGTCTTCCGTTTGTAGATGGCGACCTGGCTCTTATCCCATGCGTCATTGGCTTCCGCGGCCTTGCGAAGTTCGTCAGCATTGAGTGCACCTCGAATGGGAGTCCAGCACTTGTGAATCATCACAAGGCTGGACGGATTCACCTTGACCGTATCGCAGGCGCACATGATAAGACTGCCGCCAGACATGGCCACACCGTCCACAATGCAGGTCAGCTTCGTGCCCTTGGCGGCCAGTTCGCGCAGCCTGTTGTGAATCAGGATGGAAACGCCAGCATCGCCGCCCAGACTGTCCATGCGGATGGTGATCTGCGGGCAGTTTTCGACCTGCTGCAAGTCTGACAGGAACTCACTCTCGATGATGTACTGCCCCGGAATCGGTTCGTCAGTCCACCAGTCGATAGGCTGCGTTTCCACGATTTCGCCATACATGGTGATATCTGCGGTCTGGCCGTCAGTGCTGGCCATTGCGTAACAAGGCCGCAGGATGTTCACCTGCGGTGCGTTATTCGGTTTGGGCATTTTGCTTACCTCCCTGTGTCGTAATGCTGGCGGTGGTCTCGATTACGCCCTCACTGCCAGCGGCTTTCAGCATCTCGTTTTCACGAGCCAGCTGTTCGGCGTTTTCTTCCCAGTCGCCGCCACCCATCTCGCGGGTGACCTGCTCATGGGTGCGGAAACCGTGGTGGGTCTGGAGGATTGCTGCCTCGACCTCTTTCTGCGGGTCAAGACTGCCCTGCACAGGGCCAATCCAGCGGGCACCGCACCACGCTGCACGGAGCAACGGATCATCAAAAAAGCCCGGAGCGATTACTCGCCCACGGGCTACGGCCTCCGCCAGCCAGATTTCATACGCAGGCTGGCAGAAGCTGTCCACCAGCCATGTGCGGCGCATCTTGAACGCCTCCCACGCCTCCAGCAGGGCGGCACGGCTTGCCGAATAGCTGGCGTTGAACTCTTTCAGTAGCAGCTCATACGGCATCTCAATGGCGCCGCCCATCAGTTTGCACAGCGTTTTGACGAACGTATCGAAGCCAGCGGTCGGAACATTCGGGCTGCCGAACTTGATATCCTCGTCCTTGCCGAGGTGGAACACCTGACCGGGTCCCATCTCGTATTCATTCTCGCTGTGGCTGGCATTGTCGGTCTGCGGATTATCCACCGGAACGCCGTTCAGGTCGCCGCCGCCCACCTCGCTGAACGGAATACCGCTCTTGGCTGTATTGCTTACGATCCACGCGGTGAAATAGCTCTGAACCAGCGCAGCAATCAGTTCCGATTCAGTGTATCTGCGCAGCTGGAGCAGCGGTTCGATGATGGGTGCAATGAGCGGAACGCCGCGGTACTGGTCAGGGCGTTCCGATTCCATGATGTGCAGCACTTGGGGCAGTCCGGTCTTTTTGCCAACGACCTCCACACGCTGCCATACGGTTTCCTCGCTGTTGAGCCACTCATGCGGATAGGTATTTCGGATGTGGTACGCCACAACGGCACCGCTGCTGTCCACCTCTACACCGTCGAGAATCTTGTTCCCGTTGTCGGGGTTCTTGCCTACGGTGTATCCCAAAATGTCAATCGCGCTGCCGTATCGGTTCGGTGTAGACACTCGGTCGGCCTCCACCAGATGCAGCCGCAGGGCGTAGGGGTGCAGCTTATCAACGTCCCGGATTTTCACAACGGCGAACACATCGCCGCTCATGAGCCAGCTTTTCAAGGCCAGCTGCTGCAAGCCGTAGAAGTTGTTCATCCCCATGGCATCGCAGCTGCGGCGGTTCTCTGCCCAAAGCCGGAACTCTGCCTCGGTCTTGGTCTGCCACTCTTTGGCTGCCTCCGGGGAAAGTCCCAGCACATCCCTGTCAACAGTAGCTTTCAGGGTCAGGCCAGTGCCGACCACCTTGGTACGGTTTGTGTTGATGGCACTCGTGGCAATCGGTGCGCTCATGTAGAGCATCCGGCTGCGCTGCCGCAGGGTGTCGGCATTGTCGTGTATATCGCTGCTCGGCGAGTTGCTGTTGGGGAAGAATGCCCGCAGCGCGCGCCGCTTGTAGGATGCGCCCGCTTCGCTGTATCCGCTGGCTTGCGGTGCAGCAGTGACGCGGTATCTGACGCTCAAAAGTAATCGCCTCCGTAAATTTCAAACTAAGCGGGCTGGCTGGGGAAAGGAGTAAAAAGCAGCCAGCCCGCGGCAAAAGCCCAGATGGGCTGTCACCCTAAAAAATCACCAATCGCGCGGAATAACGCCGAATGCCTTGCGGGCACCCTGTCCATTCAGCAGCGCGGTCAGCTCATCGACTTTTTCCTCGGCCTCTTTGATTTCATCACTGAGTTTGCCGAGGTCGAGGCGTGTAAGTTCCCGGTCATCCAGACGGTAGCTTTTCACGCCGCCGGAGAGTAGCTTGTGGTAGGCCACATACAGGTCATCAAGCCGCTGCGTGTGGAACTCCAGCCGCTTTTTGATGGTCACGGTATCCATATCTCACACCTCACCAGTCATCTAAAAGTTTCTCCCGCTTCCTGCCGGTTGGCTGGGAGCGGGAGATGGGTTGTTGAATATTTACTGCTGCCGGGGTATCGACCGCCTTGCCTCGCAGCTGTTTCAGCCTGCGGTCAATGGCATCGAGGTCTTTCGGCAGCACCTTGAAAGCCGCCAGAGCATAGTTTCTACAATCCAACGGCTCGTTGCGCTCATGGCCGGAGATTTTCTCCCACTGCCACGGATTGCGGTGGCCATCCTTGTAAACCAAATGCTCAGACAGCAGGCCGTTGAAATAGCCAAGTCCGTAATCGTCCCGGCGCGGGAAATGGCAGTACCGGGCGCCCGGCTCCTGCACTTTCAAATCATCCATGATAATTTGCTTGCCGGAGTCAACGCCCAGCTGGTACTGCCAGCACATCCCGATGTAGCGGTTCTGCACCGTGATTTTCTGCTGCTTCGGTGGACTGGTAAACGGCTTGTCAGATCCGGGGAAGCCCTTGATGCAGAAAACCTTTTTGCCTATGCGGTCATGGCACCGCTGGCGTATTTCTTGGGTGAAATGACCGCCCTCGTCCACGAATTTGATGGACACAGGCAGTTCCACGCCATCGGCGAATTTCAGCTTGCGGTCAAACACCAGTTCGTCCAGCTGCTGCCAGACTTCATCGCTGTCAGGTCGGCCGCTGACGATGCCCTTTTCGATGCCCCATGTTTCCCCGAAGTGGCCGAACCCCACGATCTCGTACTCCATGCGGTCATCTTGGGTATCGACTCCGGCAGTCAGCACCAGAACGCCCTCTGGCAGTTCCGCAGGGTATTCCTCCCTGCGACCAAGCATGGTGTCTTCGTCCTGCACATCGCCGCGGTCTTCCCACAGCAGCCCAAGGCGGGTGTTGTAGACAACCTGCATCTTCTTGGTATCGCCCAAGGCGTTCAGGTATTTCAGCACGGTGTCTTTCCATGCAGCCCATTGGCTGACAAAACTGTTCAGCCAGAAGCTGCGGATGCCGTTCTCGTAGGCTGCTGGGTTTTCGGCCTGCCAGTGAGCCGGAGCCCGCTTCATGGTCACCTCGTCCGAAATGCAGCCGCACTCCGGGCAGAGATACCACACATCCTTGACCTTGTAGGTTTTCTCGCCGTGGGTCTCGATGGTGTCATAATCGTATCGAATATCTTCCCAGCGCAGTTCGTGGAATCCCTTGCAGTGTGGGCACTGGGATACCCAGCGTTCCATTGTGCCTTTGACGTAGGACTTGGCGATGGCACTGTGCCCCTTGATGGTGGGGGTGCTGACCTCCACCGCCTTGGCGTTGTAGAACGTGGTCTGTCTGGCCATTGCCAGTTCCCAAGGGTCGCCCTCGGTGCCGGCACTCGTAGCCCAGCGGTCACGTTCATCGCCCAGCACATAGCGGATGGGTTTCGATGCCAGAGCGTGCGCCTCGGTGGAGCCGCACATGGTCAGGATGCCGCCGGGGTAAGACTTCTGCAGAATGGTGTTGCCGCTGTCTCGGCTCTTGCTCTCTGCCACCTTTGCCCGCAGGGTAGGACAGTCTCGTATCATGGGAGCGATACGCAGCTTGCTGTACTCCTTGGCATCAGTCTGAACCGGGTGGATAAAAAGGATAGATCCGGGGTCAACGTCAATCGTTCTGCCGATGACATTGTTTTCAAATTCGCTCTTGCCGACCTGCGAGGACGCTACGACAACGATGTGATGGACGCGAGGGTCAGAGTATGCGTCCATGATTTCCACCAGATAGGGCGTTCTGCTGTTGCGCCAGCGGCCTTGTTCAGCAGATGCTTCCGGGGACAGGACGCGGTTTTGTGCTGCCCACTCGCTGACCGTCACGTTGGGCGGCGGGCGAATAGCTGCCACCAGCTTCGACACCAGAGCATTCAGGCGGTCTACTGCGGCGTTGTCACTCATCCTCGTCACCGCCCAGTTTATCAGTCCACGACCGGCGTTCCCGGACGCGAGCCTCATACTTGGCCGGGTCATAGCGGAACAGAGCGATTTCCTCCGCAATCTGATTGACCTCGCCGCGCATATACTCTGCAACCTCAGCAGGGTCAGATAGAGCAGCAGCATTGATGGCCACCCGGCTGGGCAACGCCATCAGCGCACCCCGGATGGTGTAGATAAGTTCGGCGGTCATGGCAGCAACGTCCTCGCTGCGGTGCATCTGCCCAGACAGCTCCTTGGCTTCTGCCTGTGCGATTTTGGCCTTGCTGGTCTTGAGCGTGGCCTCAGCCTTGGCCTTGACCCGCTCAATCTTCTTGGCCTCCTCCGCTTCTTCCTTGGTCAGCCCGCCACGGGAGATGCTGCCGATGTAGGCTTGCACGGCATCAGACAAGACGAACTTTCCCCGGCTGACGGTGGTAAGCACACCATCCTGTGTCAGCTGCTGCACTCTGCGGCCTGTGATTCCCAGTATCAGAGCCAGTTCGGTGGTGGTCACGTTTCTGTCAGCAAGTCTTTCTTTTGTAGGCATCCCGAAACCACCTCCTTTTCTGGTAAAACTATCTGGAAAATTCCTTGAAATTCGTTATACAAAGCGTAACGAAATGGCTGATTTTTCCCTTACTAACTAGCATGATTTCGGGGTCGACGAGCCCGCTCATGGTAGGGTACCCCCGTCACAGTACCTTTTCGGCACTGAACGGCTTCTCCTGCCCGCTGTCGGGCGGGTGGAGCGCAGCTTCAACCATTGCAGGGTCATACACGAAGGTGAACTCCATGTCCTGCACAGGCGCAGGCTTATTAACGTAGATGTCTACGACAGGCATTGTGATACGCTCCTCTCTCAGATGCTGCGGATGACCTTGGCCTTGGAGTATGTCGGATGGTCTTTGGTCATCATGTTCAGGAACTCGTCTTTGGTGAAGCCGGACAGACGGAAGATCTCTTCGGGCTTCATGCCCAGCTGCTTGCCGATCTCGTCCACGGTCTTGCCCTCGTCCATGAGCTTCTTCACGATGGCTTTCATGGGGTCGAGCAGGTGTGTGCCGCGGGCGCGGTTGTGGGTGATGGTGCCGTATACGTCGGCACTCTCGTCACCGTGATGGTCTACGACTACGACAGGCACCTTGCCGCCCAGCAGGGACAGCAGCGGTTCACGGCCTGATACTGTCCAGCGGTGGAAGCCGTCAATGATGGTTCCGTCCGGGCGTACCACGATGGGCAGCGTCCAGCCGTTGGTCAGGATGGACTGCACCAGCAGCTTCAGGTTCTCCTCACTGACCTTGTTGGGGTTGTAGTCGTTGGCGTGGATGGTGTTGCGGTCTACCCACTGGAGGGATGCCAGCGGTGCGAATACGTCAATTCTTTCCATGGTTCTGCTCCTCCTTGATGCGGGCGTTGTGGTCGTTGTAGATGGTGGTCCAGAGAATGCGCAGGATACGCATCTTGGGATCTCCGTACAGCAGCCCCTCATACATGGTCTTGTAGTGCTTCTCCTCGGCGATACCATACGTCTTGATGAACAGTCCGCGCCAATGGTCGAGGTGCGACTTAGTGTCCTTGGCGATGGTGTACTTCTCCGGGTGGAGGAACAGCAGGTCTTTGCAGAGGGCTTTGTAGTCCTTCTTCTCGGATTCTTCTTCCAGTTCGCCACGCTTGCGGGTGGTGCGCCGGAACATTTCAGAATCCCAGTAGAGCAGAACGAGGTAGGCATTGGGTTCTCGCCGCTGGATGCGCTCCCACAGGTCGTTGTCCGTTTCAGCTATCCAGCGCAGGCCCTGTGTGCCGCAGTCACCGAAGAATGCGCACAGCCGGAGGGCGTTCTTTCGGACACCCGCCTCATAGAGCCTCATATAGATTTCAGGGAATTCAAGGTTTCGCTCTTTGATGTAGAGCCAGACATCGGAATCAGCCCAATCGTATATGGGATAGAACTTGCCGCCGCGAGTGATGCGTTCCATCTTGGTGTTGGCGATGCACTTTAAGCGGGTCAGGCTCTCTGCGGTGCGCAGGCCGACAAGCTGGATGCCGTCGGAGAACGCCTTGGAGCAGAACGTCTGATAGTTCATTTCTCCGGCATAGTGGAGATACGGGCTGTACATGATGGCAAAATCAGGCGGTTTCCGCATCCACACATCCTCTTTACCCGGTTCCCACGTTATCCACGATTCGGAACTGGAAAGATGGTCGATTACGGACACCTGTTTGAACGGCAAGCAAAACCATAAGAATTTTGCGCCGACAGACAGGAAGTTGCGCCGCCAGCGGTGTGCAGCTTCTACCATGGAGGGATAAAGCCCTTCCTCGTCAATGAACGTCACCGTCAGCTGCTTGGGGTCGAGTTCGCCGGAGAGAATCATCTCATACACGAGGTTGGCCATGCACAGGCTGTCCTTGCCGGAGGAAAACGACAGATAAATTTTGCAGCCGTTGGCGAACACGTTGCGGATGCGGATCTTCGCCGCCTGCAGCACGTTCATGCTGCTCTCCACTACTTTCACAGGCATATCAGTTCACCACACTTCGGGCAACGGATGCATCTGTGCTGCTCCGCGTCGCTGTCCGCCTCTGGAGCGGCGGTTTGCGGTTCGGAAGGTGTAGACACCTCCAGCACCGGGGAGGGCTGCTGCGGGACAGCGGAGACGGCAGGAGCAGGCTGCGGGGCGGGAGCCACCGGGTAGGTCGGGGTTTCGGCATACGGAACGTGTTCCTCTGCCTGATGGCGGTTGATGGGCGCAATCTCGTTTTCCGGGAAATCGCCGTAGGAGCCAATCGCTTCATCGGCTTCGTCCGTGGTGCTGTTCAGCATTTCCAGCAGGTCAGCATCCCAGCCCGGAACGTCCACATCGCCATCCAGTTCTTTGACCAGTTCTTCGATGGCATCCACATCGGTAAAGCCGAGTTCATAGACCTTGTTGTCGGCCATCATCAGCTTTTTCTTCTGCACATCGGTCAGCCCGGCCATCACATAACAGTCGCAGGTATCCCGACCCATGCGGAGCAGGGCTTCGTACAGACCGTTGCCGGCAATGATTTCGCCATCCTCGGCAACGACCAGCGGCTTCACCTGTCCGAACATCTCAATGCTGCGGATGTACTCGGTGATCTGCTTATCGGAGTGCCGACGGATGTTGTGGGCGGGCTTATGTAGCTCTGCCAGTTTCTTTACCGTGATGTTCATCGTGCATCCTCCTTTCGGTCAGAAACGAGGTGCAACACGACCGAGGCCAGCAGCACAGCAATGATGATATAGAGCCGGATCTCGCTCATCAGCGTCCAGATGCCCATGACACCCAGCGGAATCACGATCTGCCACGAGCACACAGTGATAACGTCCAGAATGAAGCCCATGGTGTCACCGAACACCAGATACTCCGAATAGAGGTAGGTGGACAGAGAGGACAGGGCGATGATGGTGATAAGGATAGCCTTCATAGTGTTCAGCAGCGGGCTGAAATTGACCCATGTGAGCAGCGCGGCCAGCACCATGTAGATGCCGAACATCACGCCAGCAAGGACAAAGGACATCTTCATGTTTCCGCGCCGGGTGCCATCGCTGTTCTTGTCGTTGTAGGAGAACAGGGAGTAGTAATACGGATAGGTGAACGGACCGGGCAGCAGCAGAAAGCCCTTGTAGAGCCCTGTCTGGATGCCGGCAGCGTTCAGGCCGGGGTCGATGTTGACGAAATTGCCGCGAGTGTAGACCAGAGCAGCAACGACAACAACGGCCAGCAGGCCATAAACCACCACCCACGAAAACCCATCCGACAGCACGTTGCGAATCATGCCGTCTTTGAGCAGCAACAGCAGAAAGACGATGCAGGTGCCGTACACAATAAGTGTGCCTCCGGTGGTTCCGATGGGTGTGTCGCCGAAGATCTCATAGATGCCGGACATCTGCGTCCACGTCTGGAACACGGTCAGGAAGCCGATGAAGTAAAACATCACCTTGCTCTGCATCAGCCGCCGGACTGTCGGGATATATTCCGCGAACAAACCGAACAGGATGCAGGCCAGCGAATTGAACACCGCCCAGATGATAGCCGCCGCTGCGCCGTTGTTGATGGCCAGCGTGCGGAAGTTCATCAGACTGCCCACTCCTGCCCACGATGCAACAATGGAGCAGGCGTAGAAAATAGTGGGGTTTGCCTTGAATTTTGCCTTGATTTTCTGATACATGGAAAAATCTCCTTCTTTGCGGCCGGGCACGGCGAAATGTCCAGCTTGCAGCACCTCGGCTTTTCGGGGGTGCTGCGGTAATGCCACACGCAAAGGAGAGCAGCGTGCGGCTCGGAATCCTCCTTTCAGGTATAAAAATAGCGGCACCCGCCATTTCTGGCAGGCACCGCTTGGCTTGATTCGGATTTTGCATCCTAATCATATCACCGGGAGCATCCGTTGTCATCTGAATCCATATCAAAGCGTTGCTGGTCGTTGCTGCTCGTTGATTTTCGTTCTTCTTCGTTGCTGTTTGTTCTTGTTTATTGTACGGCATTACACGCCGTGTGAAACCGTCCTACACCGTCCATCACCGTGTGAAACAATCTGCATTGATTTTTGATATTTTCAGTTTGAATTTAACTTTTGGCGGCCAAAATGTAAAACTCATTTCTATATTTGGCCGTATTTTATGAAAATTTTAGGTTGAGTTTGAGTTTTCGGGCAAAAATAAAAAGCCCCGCAAATGCAGGGCTTATCGGTCAATGTGATTCGAGGTAATTGTAGGCCATCCGGCTGACCCCGGCTTCCGTGTAGCACTTTCCGAGTGCTCCAGCGACTTCTGCCCACGAGTAGCAGCGGACAAACCGCAGCCGGAAGATCAGATAAAGCCGGGCATCCATGATGCTCTTGCAGTACGCCTCGACCTTGGGCTTTTCTTCCGCTGCCTGTTCCTCCAGCCAGCGGACACGCTCATCCATGTCAGCCAGTTCCACAGCCAGATCTGCCACCTTGTCCCGAACACCGGGCGTATGCGGCATACCCGTCAGCTGTGGGGAGGCAGGATTGATTTTCTGCCGAAGATTCTCCAAGGCCTCACGGTCTTTTTCGAGGGTCATCTGAATGTCATAATACTTGGACAATTCCTGTAATGTCACAGCCTACCTCCGTCATAATTCAGCTGCCGTTTTGCAACGGTGCTTCTGTTATTTTATCACATTTTGCCGTTGGAAGATAGACAGGAATCCCAGAAATTATGTGGTCCGCTCCAATTTTGCACAATCCCGGCACCTTGTAGGTCTGGCCGTGCGAATCGATGCGCCAGATGGGCGGGTCGAGAGGAATGTAATGCGCACAAGACATACAGTTCATTCGTCCACCCTCTCGATTTTCGGGTACGGTTCCCGGCCCAGAGGGACAGGCCCATGAGAGCGATATGTGGTGCCGGGTGCCTCTTTTTTATCCTCTGGTGCATCAAGCCACTGCTGGTGCTCGATGGCGTGGACGAGGTCAATGCACGTTCCCCATGAATCATGCTGCCGTCCACGGTAGCCACGCGGCGGGAAAGCCATTTTGTAGGCGGCATCAAACAAATTCTTGATGTTGCTACACCGCTTTTGAAGAGCGGTATCGTAAGTGTACTTTCCAGTGAGAGCTTTGACGCGGGGTATGCCGTCATACGCCAGATCTTCAGCCAAATCATCGAACTGCCCCATGCGTAGCCTCATATACTCGTCTACGGCCAGTCCGATAACGCGCAGCTGCTCTTCCGAAACCTCAATGCGATACTTCATCTTTTGCCTCCTTAATCGCATATATCTTGGCTCCAAACCGCTTTTCCTCGCATTTCTTGACACTTCCATCCCATTCAAGTTCGGGTGCGTGAATAGGTGCGGCTCTGAATGCCAAATCCAAGATGGGGACATCGTAACTAAGCGGTTCTTTCGCGCCAAGTACAGGAAGTAAAACAACGAAGTAGCCTCGTTCAATGGCACATCTGCACACCAAGGCAATAAATGCGTTGGTGTCCGCTTCACAATATCGCAGCTTTCCTCCAACCCGCTGAATAAATTCGTTCATGGTCATGAAACGCTTGTCCTTTTCGGACGAATCAAATCGCTCGATAAGTTCACTTGTGATTTTCTCGGCCATGTCCATGTACTCGCGTTCCTCCATCCATGGCAGCTTAAGAAGAATATTGACATTTTCATTTACCATATTTTTCACCTCTGCGAATGCACCTAAAATACGCCGTCTGCTGAATAAACTCCGCATCCTCTGCGATTGACCGCACAGATGAATTATCGGATTTAATCTCAAAGGAATTTAGAATAAATTGTTTCAAGGCGCACAAACTATAATCCCCAATCGACTTACCAAAAAATGCGGTGAGAATATCAATAATGGTTTCCTCGTGCCGCGCAAAACTGCACGCGTAGACCTTATGCTCAGGAGCAAAATAAACCCAATATGTAAAGCGCGCTTTGTCATGGTTCGCTTTTATATCAAGGCAAGCCTCATCCGTTTTTAGAAAACGAACTGCCCGGTCTGTTATCAGATTCAGTTCGCTTTCCCCAACAGTGCAGCCGTTCGGAAACAGGTCTTCCATGAACCGTTGAAAATGTTGATCTCCTGCATCCCCGTCAAACACATCATGCCAAGTAGAGCCGTAATCTTCCAGCAGCTTTTCTTTTCGCTCAAAAAGAATGGTACAGGCTAGCTTGACAAAGTTTGCAGGGGATTCAACCTTGAAATGTAGCCGTTCAGCTGTCATGCTGCGCCTCCATTTTCTCATAATCCCCGGACAGCACCAGTGCCATGGATTCACAGATGATGGTCACCTTGACGCGCTCAAGGTTTTCCCATGACAGGTCTTTCGGACTGTCCTTGCGCTGCCCGGCGGTCTTCTGCATCAGCATCTGACGCAGCTCCATGCAGGCCTCTTTGAGAGCCGGGTAGTTGGCTTTCAGCCCGCCCATCTGCATAAAGCTCCACATGGTATCCAGCATCGGGTTTTCCCATGGTTCAGGCTTTACCATCGGCAACCTCCATTTCCTGCACATAGCACCAGCTTTGAGGTGGCCTGTTCAACCTGTCAAGGTCAGTGCAAATACAGCCCTCATTCTCAAAACCGCTGCCTTTATTTTTCAGCTTATCAGCGCTTTTGCAGTGCCATTTTCCATCTGCGCCAGCATACCTTTTGGCGCAATGGCACAGAAAACTCCGAATCGGCTTGGGCGCATCATAAATTTTCAGTTTCGTGATGTGCCAGCCAAAACCATCGCTGCCTCTTAGGTATCGTTCAACACTTTCCTCACTCAAACACGCCTTTTGGAGAAGCCCTGCAATCGGCCTATATTCCAGTTTCGATCCAACAGTATGCAGCTTCGGCAGCTCATTGCTGCCCATCGTCCCAGCATGACAAATAGGGGTGATTTCGTCACAGATGAATTCTCCGATTACCATCTGAGTTTTGCCGCGAATGCCGTCAGGCAACACCCTATCGAACTTTACGAATACAGACTTCCCGTGGTGAATTTCGCTATCCATCGTTTCTTCGCCATCCTTGAAAATGGTGATAAGCTGTTGCGGAGCCTTTGCGCAGTAGATGTATGCTTTGAACGGCGTTTCCTGCCTCGGACGGGTCTTGCGTACCTCAATGGTTTTCTCGCCTCGCACAATGAGGTCGCACCATTCCGGCCTGATACTGATAAGAACGGCCTTGCTCATTTTACCACCTCCGGCGGCTCCAGCAGCGGAGCCCAGAACTTCACAGCACCATAGGGCGTATCTGCCGCTGGGCGGCCATCCTCGATGTACCATTTGCCGTTTTCAATCCAGCCCTTCATGGTGTTCCGGCTCTCGCAGCAGACCCACACAAGTTCGCTCATGATGCAGCAGTGCTTTTCTCCCGCGTTCTCCCAGCTTTCATCGTGGACAGGCGGCGGGGTTTTGACATCATGCCACGATACACGACGGATAAAATCAACGACCATCTGGCTGGCTTCCCGGAGGGTCTTCGCTGCGGCCTCCTTGCCCTTGAAGCCATTGTAATACTCGGCCTCGGCCAGAGCGTCCATATCAGTTTTCGGGTCGATAAAGCGCAGTGCTTCTTCCAGTGTCATTTTGAACACCCCCTTTTCAGACGGATCCATGGATAACCGTTTCTGCGCGGGCTATGCGTGTAAACCATCGTTGCGCTGCGGCAGAAGTAGTACTCTGCACATCCCGCACAAAAATCCTTGCGGTTCTCGTAAAGCGTTTTGACTTCATAGTCTGGTGGGGCATCAGGGCTGACTCTCTTGGAGTACATAAGCATACTGTCCCAGTAGAACCTGACCTCGTCGGCCTCTTCCTGCCGGCTGATCTGCCCGGAAACATCGATTGCGACAAGCGCGATGGACAGCAGCACCGCGATGCCGATGCCGACCGGAATTACAATTGCCCAGTTCATTCTGTGTACCTCCGTGCGTCCTTGTTCCAGCGTAGCGTGATGGGGTTGCCGCACTTGCAGGGGATGGTGATCTCCAGCTCCATGATGTTGGTCTTGCCTTTGGCCACCAGCCCGCAGCAGCCGCAGGCGAACTCATAGGGGGCAAGCCCCCTCTCAAGCGAGATCGTAGCCCCGCAGCGGCAGCCTATGGACATCTGCGGAACGTGGAGGTATGTACCGAACTCCTTGCCGCAGCAGGGGCAGGTCAGGTGCAGAAGCCCACGTGCGCCGGGCTCCGGCGGGCGATTATTCTTTCTCACGGTCGGCTCCTTTCTCGGTCTGAAACCGAATCACTTCCCGGAACAGCAGCTCATTGTTGTGCTCCGATTCAGTCATAAAGTTGATGTACTCCCGGAACAGCTGGCGGTCATGCTGCTGCCGGCTGGTTTCGCTCAGCAGGGCGCCGATAGCCACGCCCACGGCCAGCAGCGCAATGTTGATGAAGATCTGATCAGGCATTGTCATCACCCAGCACTTTCTCGATGAGGTCAAAGACCATTTCCCGGTCTTCGGTGGTCAGGAAGTCAGCCGCCATGATTTCAAACTTGAGGCGGTCAGCGTATTCTTTCAAATCGCCCATGGTTTACTCCTCTCCCAGCCGGGCAAGGATTTCGTTGCCCTTGTCCATCAGTTCATCCCGCCGTTTTTTCTGCTCAGCCTCCAGCTTTTTCATTTCCGCCTGATACTTTTTCAGAGTTCCCGGCCGGAAATTCTTGCTCTGGCCCATGCGGATTTTTGCGGCAATTTTCTTGTGCTGCTGAACGGTCTGGCGCAGTTCGGTGTCCGTGGTCAGAATCTGGTAGCGATGGTGGCAGCCGGGGCAGGTGAAATACTGCACCATGTAATCGCCGCTCCATGTACTGCGGATGCCGGCTGTCTGGATGCTGAACGGTGTGCCGCAGCGGTCACACTTTACAAGGTCGGTCATTCGCCATACTCCTTTCTGCACAGCTGGGATGCATTGCAGTGGTCATCACAGGTCTTGCAGCACTTGTCGCATCCGGGATGTGCCGCCTTGCAACGTTCGCAGGGCACATCTGCCTTTTTAGGGGCATTGGTGGAAAAGATGGCATGGGTTCCGTTCTGTAACGCCTTTTCTTCGTCAGACATTTCATAGCCCAAAGCTACCAGCAGAGTGTAAATAGCGTCGAGACTGCCATTTACACTCTGCCCAGCCGTACCCGCCGCTCTGGTAGTCGGGTTGCCAGACCCAGCCCCAGTATCCGTTGCTGCCATCGTCAGCGGCCGAATAGGCCAAGGAGAGCAGTGCCTTTTCCGGCTGGTCGTTGAACACCGAAACGCTTTCCAGATAATCAAGCAGGTCAATGCTGTCCGTTTCCGGTGGAGCAATGCCCAGCAGCTTGATTGTCAACTCGCCATCGTAATTTGAATCGAACGCATCCACGGCAAAGCGGACGATTTCGCCCAGATGCTTTTTGCACTCTGCCGTGGAAAGCTGCGTCACAAAGTCCCGGCGCAGTTCAAACATATAGTTTGTGAGGGCGGAAAGTTGGTCCTTATAGAACTGTTCCTGCTGCCGCTTTTCCTCTCGCTTAGCCGTTTCCGCATTCTCTTTTCCCAAATCACGCTCTTTGTAGAGGTCAATCTGGTTTTGGCTGACCTTGTAGCAGTACGCTACGCTATCGGCATCGTCCGGCACTTCAACGTCCTTGCTAGTGTTCCAATATCCGTACCCAGCAACGTGCGCGTGAGTGCTGTAATTGGCATCAGGATTTTCCACTGCAAATTGGCGAAGCTGCTCAATCCATTCAGCCTTTCTGTGCTGGTATTTCTGGTCAGACAAGGCGTTCTGCATCTCACGGTTAAAATTAGCTGTGCCGAGGGTTTCCAACACCTTGTTCCGGGCATCCAGATCCTCGATTTTGTTGAGTTCAACAAAATCGGAAAGGGTTGCGCCACGCTGCTCTGCCTTTTTGAAGCTGTCGCGGTTCAGTTCCAGCAGCTTGATGCGCCGCCGGATAGTTGACTGGGAGAACCCCGACTTGTCGGAGATCTGCTCCACTGTCTGCCCGAAGTCCATCATCATCTGGAAGCCCTGCGCCTGTTCGTAGACGGTGAGGTCTGACCGCTGCATATTCTCAATCATCATGGTCTGCATCTGCTCCCGCTCGTCCATCTCCACGATGGCGCAGGGCAGTTCGTACAGTCCTGCCTGCTGCGCTGCTGCTGCCCGGCGGTGGCCGATGATGATGGTGTAGTCCTCACTGGACCACACAGCCTTGGGTGTCCATGCTGCCGCTGCTGCGGCTGCATCCCCGCCCTCGTCAACGCACTTTGCGATGTACTCCCGGCTGTTGAGGTAGTGGCCGGGAATAACGGTCAGGTTCTGGTATACGCCGTTTTCCTTGATGCTGGCGGCAAGCTCGGACAGATCGCCCAGTTCCTTGCGGGGGTTATCGGGGTGAGGGTACAGCTGCCGGATAGGGATGTAAGTAATGTCTGCCATAGGGATACTCCTTTCTTATTTCGGGTCAGAAAAACGTGAGCTGCCCGGTTTTGGTTTCGTTAAGAGGCTCGCTTTCCGGGGCTTTAGGCTCATTTTTGATAGATTTTTGCAAATTTGCGGGCTTAATATCGGATTTTTCGATCTTTGCAGGTTTGCCTTTCGGTTCAAACAGCAGGTTCATCTGCGCTATCTGGCGGCGCATATACCACACGTCGGTTGAGAAAAGCGGCATATACCAGATGCGGTTTTGTGGTCCTGCGGGCAGCAATCCGCGGCTGTCGTAGGCCGTTGCCGGGTTCACGAGTGTGTCACCGATGACTACATATCCAGCGCAGCCCATGAAGCTGCACTGGATGTAGCACATCAGCCCAACTATGAAGTCAATGTCTTGGGCTATGACAAGGACTTTGTTGTGGTAGCAGATATTCCGTCTTTTGCAGACGTTCAAAAAGGCAAGCAGCGTGGCCCCAGCACCGCAGGCCGGGTCAGATACCGAGATGAATCCCTCCATGTCCGGGTGCAGCTTCGGGTCGAACGTAATCTCGGCCATGCAGCGGCACACATCGTAGGGAGTGAAGAACTGCCCGGCGTGGTCGTTGCCCAACTCGCACATCATGTACAGCGAACCGAGGAAGTCTTGGTCAGGGTTCTGATCCATGCCCATGATTACCTCAGCCAGCATTTCAGCCATGCCATCCCGCTCCTTGGCGGAGTATTTGGAAACGATGGTCTGATACATCTTAGTGCGCTCTGGGGCATTTACCTTGTCCGTGCTGTTCGAGATCTCGATGGCCGTCAGGGTGACGAAGTCCTCCCAAATCTCCCAGCGGCTGTGCTTTCCAGTCAGGCTATTGAAGATTTTGAGGAAGTTCTTCTGGTGGTCATCCCGGATGCCGCGGGCCACTGCTGCCTTTGCCATAGGTTACTCCTCCTCGCTGTCAGCAGCGGCGATGGTGTAGTGGCCGTTGGAGAACTCAATCACACCAGCGGATTCCATATCATCCAGCAGCGCGATGGCCTTTTCTGCGGTCACGCCCATCTGCTGCTCCAGCATGGCCTGCGTAGCGCCGCCGTTCTGCCGGGCAATCTCGGTGGCCTTGGTCAGTTCATCGGCTGCGGGTTCCTCCGCATCGTCCAGTTCCTCGGCATCAACTTCTTCCAGCGGTTCGGCCTTCCCGGGGAAATTCGAAGAATCAGGCTCATTTTCCCGGGGCGTATCCTGCTGCCCACCGGATTCCGGAATATCCGGCATTTTGTAGCCGAGAGCTGCCAGCTTTCCACCCTCGACCAAATCCCGGAAGAAGAACTGGAGCCAGAGGTAGTGCATATTCTTGAAGATGTTCTTGATTTTGTTGAACAGGGTGTCGGAGATGGTGAACGTCTTGCTCATGCGGTAGGTCAGGTTCCCATCCTTGACGGTGAACAGGATGGATGCACCCGGCGAGATGTAGTTGTCCTCGGATGCCTCCTCCAGCATCGACATCTGTTCACCAACGCCGCCCAACGGGCGGATAACCAGCTTGATGGGGTATGCGTTCTTGATGAACACATAACTCAGGTTGTTGGCCTCGCAGATGCCCTTGAGTTTTTCACGGTAGACTGCGAAACGTGCGGATTCAGACAGAGAATTATCCATGATGAAGCTCCTTTCAAGTAGTCGAAAATTTGTAGTCGTTCTCCCGGTTCTCGATGGCGGTCAGGCCAAGTGCGTAGGCTGCCCACACATCGGCCTTAAAGCCATAGAAGAAATCCGGCTTTTTCTTTGTGCCCTTGCCGTTTTTCAGGTCATGGGCTGCAAATCGGTCAATCAACGCCCGCCGGATGGCGGTATCGTTGGCTCTGCTGTCGTGGCAAATGTGCTTTTTCTCCTCGATGCGGCACAGCATTCGCACCGGGCATTGGTCGGAAAGAACTTGGTAAAAGCGGCCGATCCAGACCGTAGTGTCGAAAACGTCCCGACCGACCGACATTCCGTAGGAGGCCACCATCTCGATGACCGCCCACCGCCAGCCCTGTGCCCCGGCAGAGGAAAGCTTTTGCAGCAGCTCTGCATTGTCGATTTTTCCAAATTCCAGAGGGCGCAGGGTGCTGCGATCAATCACGCAGTAGCCAGACTGGGTGTTGCCGGGGTCGATAGCGATAATCGGAAAGGTGCTCACAGGTACGACCTCCCAAACTCTTGGATGAACCGCGCCTCTGGCCAGCCGTAATACTCCATGGCCTTTTTCTGCGCCCACTTTTTTAAGCGGAGATCGGCCTCTCTATTTGTATGTACGGCAGTCACGCCGTTCTGGTGGCACCAAGGGCAGAGGTTTGCCCACAGGCCAAGCCGCTTGCTCTTATCCCGGTACGGTCCGAAAAAGACTTCGTGCCGGGCGGTGCGATACCGCCCGCAAATCAGACAGGTGGGGCTCTTGCTGAGGATGCTGGGCGCATAGCCATTGCTGTCCAGCTTCTCGCCGTACTCATTTTGTGCCATATCAACGTCTCCTCCTACGCTCAAAAGACTGCCGGGAAACCTGCTGCATAATCAGCTGAACCTTGTTCTGCACACCCTGCTCAGCCAGTACGTTGACGGGCTGTGAGGTGGCACCGATGCGACCAAGTGTCTGCGCCCGGACACGCTTGATGAAATTCAGCTGCTGCTTACGGAATTCTTTGTCCACTTCCACGGCATCCTTGCTGCCATCGATATCAGCAACTTCCAGATCCGGGGCTTGCATGGCATCGGCAGCGCAGCGGCGCAGCTTTTCCATCGCAACGTCCAGACCATCCTCATGCCCCCACTTGTTCAGCTGCTCATAGTTGGCATGGCTTTCCTTGCGCAACCGTTCCAAGCGGTCTGGACCGTAGTGCAGCACATCAATAACCGCCTTGGCGTAAATCTGCCAAGCAATTTTGGCGGCTCTGTCGCCAGCCATGCGGTACTGCTGCTCTTTGCGCCCACGAGGCATTCTCACCATCGGGATTCGGTAGTCAGAAGAAACGCACCCAGCCAACCAGCTTTCCCGGATTGCCTCGGCCTTGTTCTTGGAGGGTCTGCCGTTTGCATCCGGGGTCATAATGACCTCGGTGTTCTGGTTCTCCAACTCGTCAATTCTAGCTTTAATGCGCTCCAGTCTGGTCTTGCCGACGCCGAACTCCTGATGCAGCGCAATGGTGGTGCACAAACACACGATTTGTCCGACCGCCTGTCTGGTATCGTCCATTTCGGTCTCAAACGGTTTTTTCACGGTTCAACACCTCCCGAAATAATCCAGACCCGGCGGGAGCCCCACCCAGACCAGCTTAGAGCCTCTGCATGGGTGTTTACCGCCACATCCAGCTTGTTACCTTTTACCGCTCCGCCAGTGTCCTGAACGACCCGGAGGCCTACGCCCTCGATATAGACCACTGTGCCGTAGGGCAGAACGCTGGTGTCAGCAGCTACGGTTACACCCGGCTGCACCTTCGCGCCGCTGGATGTGATGCCGTGCCCCTCGCCACAGATGTGGGCGTATTCCTCGGAACAATAGGCTGTGCAGCTGAACGCCCCGGCGTATGTAAGGGTCAAATCGGTCTGGGCGTTCAGTTCTGCGGTCAGCTTGTCTACCTCGGTTTGGAGTTGGTCAATGGTTTCATCACGTTCTCCGGCCATGCGCTCCCAGTTGGATGACTTGCTGGCGTAGATATCCCGCTCGATTTCCAACTCGTCCACCCGCCGGGAGTAGGCCGTGCTTGCGAGGATGCAGCCAACCATCGCACACGAAACGCACACGATCAGGCTGCGGAATGGTCTTTCCGATCTCATGCCGTGCCACCTCCAATCTGTGCCGGAGCTGCGCCGCCGGGCAGAGCCGGGGGCTGCAAACTCTCAACCGGGGCATCCTGCACAGCCCGGTCAAAACCCGGACGGACGAACTGGCGCAGATCCGCGCTGCTGCGGCTGCTGAAAATCTCTGACAGATCTGCCGGGGAGCCAGCCCACCGCTGTACTACCATCGGGAGGGCGGCGAAGATTTTCGCGTTTTCCTTTTTGAAATCTTCGCCTTTCAGCTTGCGCCCATCGGGGGCAATGAATCCGCCGTGGGTCTGGTAGTACAGATTGGCCTCGATTTTCCGGGCAGCTGCCGCAGCCTGCGCCCAGAGGTCATTTGCCGAGGGCTGCTGGGCTGACAGCAGCTTTTTGATTTCAGCACACCAGTCCACAATCAGCTGGTTCTGGAATCTGCACTGTGTAAAGGCCGTATACAGTGCCTTTTCCACAATCTCGTCCGGGATGGCGCCGAACGCCCGGATGTAGATTTGCGTGTCAGCCCTGCGCTCCTCCAAGCTGCGGGCGCGGCCGTAGTGGTCATCGATGACCACCAGCAGCTCACGCAATTTCGTATCGGTCATGTTGTCGAGCCTCCTAAAAGTTCTCCAAAAATTTCATCGTAGTCATCGGCAGCAGAACGCTTTGGCTGCTGACCCGCCGGGGGCTTACGCCGCTGGTCGCGGGCTTGCACATCGCCAAGGGTTTTCACGCCCTCATTCTTCCATGCTTTCAAGATGCCGTTGACGTAGTTCCATTTATGTACGCCAGACAGTGCGGCTTTTTTGATAGCCAGCAGGATGAGGTCATCCGTGAAAATCTGCCGCCATTGGAGCAAGGAATCCTTTGCGGCCGGGGGAAAGCTGCCGATGTTGTCCTCGAAAGACCGGACAATCTCGGCCAATCCGGGGTCGGCAGCCGGAAAACCGCCGCTGCCGTTATCTCTTACTCTGTTCTCTATCTCTTTATCTTTCTCTTTATCTTTATCTATCTCTTTCTCTATGGGGAGATTTTCCCCAGTGGTATCCCTACCACTTTCCCCAATGGAAAGAGGAGAATTTGCGGCTTGTAGTGTCTGCCTGCGCTTCTTGGCCGCCCAGTCAGTTTCACTGCCTATCATTTCCGAATAATCGGAAATCGACAGCGTTCCGTCTGGGTTTTCAAAAACAAGGCCGATTTGCTTGTACACCTCAAGAGCCACACGGACGGTTGCCAGAGAAAACCATTTGCATTCTCTCTGAATCTTTTCAACATCATAGGGAATGAGCATCTCTCCGATTTTTGACACCAGACAACCACCCGTGTTTATGGTTTTGAGGCAGAGCATTTGATAGAGAACAACATAGTTGGCACCATCTGGCTGGCTCATCAGGTAGTCGATTGCGTCCGAGGACATGAAGCTATCTTTGAGTTTTATCCAGTAGTACCGCTTACCTGTTGCCATTCAAACCTCCTTAGAACGGCAGGTCATCGCCATCGTCAATTTCAGAGAAATCATCGGGATTGCCCTGCGAGTAACTGGGTTGTGCAACTTCGGGAGCAGCTTCTGCGCCCTGCCACTGCTGCCGCTGGCTCTGGGTGTTAAAGCCCATCTGCTGCGGCTGCTGGTTCTGATAGGACGGCTGCTGGTAGCCCGGCGGCGGTGCTTCGCCGCTGTCATCGACACGCTGCTCAGTCTTGGGACCACAGAAGTGAATCTTCTGGACCACAAACTCGGTGGCGGTGCACTTCTGACCGTTCTTGTCTTCGTAGGAGCGGGTCTGGCACTGGCACTCCACAAGAGCCGTGCTGCCCTTGCGGAAATACTGGCAAACGAACTCTGCCGTTTTACGCCATGCCACGAAATTCAGCCAATCGGTAGCCCGCCGGCCATCCTGACCGACATTGTCCCGGTCAACGGCCATGCGAAAGCTGGCGACTGTCAGGCCGCTCTGTGTGGTCCGCATTTCAGGATCGGCAGCGAAGCGGCCCTGAAATATGCAATTATTCAGCATGCGCGTCCTCCTGCCTGACGTTGCAAAATGCGTTCCGCATCTCCTGCACGAAAGTGCCAGTGCCGTAAGCATCACCGTTGGCGTTCTTCTGGTAGATGATGGCGAGCTCGGTCTGTGCCCGAAGCAAGTCCTTGTACTCCTCAACCGGGATAGCGATGGTCTGAACGTTCAAATCTTCCATAACTGGTTCCTTTCTTCTCGCATGATGCGGACCACCTTGCGGCACTGGTCCACATCGAACATTCCAATATGCGTAAATTCAATCGGGGTGCCCATCTTCTCGGACAGCCAGCGGTAGGCCTCATTCCGGCGGCCACGGTAGGGACCGTATTTCCAGAGCGGGTCAAATGCTGCATGAGCTGCCTTTTTCCAGTTGCGCAACTCCGAGTTTGCCAAGCGGCCAAGGGGTTTGTCAGACCCCTTGTGTACGCCGACATAGGCACCGCAGCGAGGGCAGAGGTAAATCATGCCGAAGCTGTGGCCGTGGTAAACCACCGAACTGTCTACGAAGTCTGCGGGCGTTCCGCAGTAGTCGCAGATGACGATTCGGCCTTTCATCGTGACCATTCCTCCTTGTACCGAGCCAACTGTTCCGGGGTATCCGTCTGGATGCCCAGTTCCTTGGCTTCTTCGATTGCGCCGTCCACAAGATGAGCAAACTCTTTCGTGTTCATCTTGTGGCTTTCCTTGTAGACAAAATAACAGGAGTAGTTTTTGCCGTTCTCCTGCCGGGTTTCATAAAGCCGGACATAGGGGTAAAAATCGCAGGGATCTACGGTTGGCGGGAGTTTTAATCCAACAGGTTTTCCATCCTTATCGCGGGCCAGTGCTCCGTATGACACCACAAGTCGCCGCTTCACGGCATCTTCGCTCTCTCCGGTTTCCGCAGAAATTTTGTTGCACAGAACGTGGAAATACGCATTTGCTGACAGGCTACGCTTTTCCCTGTGTTTTTTGATTTCCACATCCAGAACCGGCTCCAGATGCAGCTTGTCCCAGATTTCCCGGAAGTCGCCGTTGAGTTCCAACGTGACACGCTGTTTTCCACCGAGGGTAAAAGCCATGTCCACCAGCCGCCCGGTCATGTGGTATCCTCCTTGTCCTGATGGCAGTGCATATAGATGTACGCACTGTTTGACCCCATGTTGGCATAGAGCCAATCATTGATTTTTGCCACGCTCATGTGGTCACGCAAGACACGTTTTTCATAGATATACTCACCAGTCAGCTTTTTCTCGGCGATTTTTGCCTGAATCTCCTCGTCCTCGTAGTTGGCTTCGACCATGTAGAGGTCATAGTTCGGAGCGGCTATACCGTTCAGATTGTTCATGTCGGTGCAGTAGAACAGCTTTCCGGCGGGGAGCCAGACCTTCCATCCGCAGTTCGGAACATTGTGCTTCACCATGTTCGGAATGACATTACAGATGCCGTAACCGTACATAGTTCCCGGTGTCAAAACATCAATCTGGGAAATTGGCACCCCTGCATCCACCAGCGGTTTGCACAACCAGTCGCAGCAGGCGAATCGCAGTGTTGGGCGATTGGATGCCAGTAGTCGAAGCGTTGACGGCTGGAAGTGATCGCAGTGGATGTGGGTCAAGAGAACCAGCTTCAGAGTTTTCCATTCTGCGGCCAAAGCCTTGAACGGAACACCACAGTCAATCAGAATCTCATGCTCAATCACCACGGCGTTTCCCTTGCTCCCTGTTGCGATGATGTTGTAGCCGATCATAACGAGCTGAGGTCAACAACCTCTTCGACGGCAGTGGGCTCGCCCTGCGAAATATCACCGTGCGGCAAGGCCTGTCCTGCGCCCACTTCGGGCTTTCCAGTATGAAGTTCTGGCTGCTCCTGTGCGTCAGACACGACCTCCTGCGTAGTAAGGATTTCGCCATTATCTGCTACCGCTGCCACGGCATTATCGCTTTCCAAAGCCTTGGTCATTTCGATGCTCATAACACCCCAGCGAGAAATAAGCTGTCGAAGCATGGTTTTCTTTGCCATGTCATCGAACGACTTATACCAAAAGGACGAATACTTCCACATTTCGCTCTCCGGGATTTTGCCAGCCAGCAATTCCTCGTACTTCTGCCGACTGAACGCCTTGGAGTAGGTATCTGCGTGGTTCATCATTTTTTCTTTGGACCAGTACAGCACCTTGCGGAAACCGTTCATGTACTCAAAGTAAGCCATGTAGCCAACGGTAGGTAGCGCATCCCGCTGGTCATCGTCTTCGATGAACTGGAACTTGGGCTTGCCGGTCATCGAATCTTTGCCCAGATACTCGCCCTGCTTAATCTCGGTAACATCGAGATCCGCATACTGGCCGCTGCGCAGGGCCAGCTGGATGTAGCCCTTATAGCCCAGAACAAACTGTGCCGTAACACTCTCCTGGCGGATCAGCCTGTTGTTGCGGTCATACTTGGCTTTCTGCTTGAAAGGCACGAGGTAGTACTGCCCCAGCTGAGGGGACGGGCTGAGGTTCAGGCTTTCACC